TGCTAAGGATAATATTATTCCTCTAAGAGGTCAAGATCAACAATCATCCGAAATTAAGACTATCTCTTATAGTGATGTATTGAAAATTAACTACATTTATGAGGGATCTTCTACTGCAGCACCTACAATTGATAGTGCTGGTAATTTAATTAGCGGTACTGATGTAACTAATAGGTTTACATTTGATGATGGTCAACGTGATACTCTTTACGATATCTCTCGTATTGTAATTAAACCTGGTTTTGATCTACCTACTGGTCAGATTCTAGTATCCTTTGATTACTTCGATCATTCTCAAGGTGACTTTTGTACTGTAGATTCATATCTACATGAAGCTGGTGTGGGTTCTTTAGAGATTCCATCATTCAACTCTTCTGTATTTGGTGTAACACAGTTAAGAGATGTTATTGATTTCAGACCAAAGGTTGATAATAATGCAACGATAACAGGATTTGGTGACGAGTCTATCTTTAAGAATTCTGCCTTTAATGATTTTGATGGGGATGGTGGTGTAGTATCAAGTTGTCCAGCATCTGATCTTACTATTCCTTACACAATATCATTCTACCAGAAACAATACTTGGATCGTATAGATGGTTTATTCTTAACCAAGAAAGGTGAGTTTGTAGTGAAAGAAGGTAATTCATCACTCAACCCATCAAGACCTGAAGCAATTGATGATGCTATTGCGTTAGCTTACTTGTATGTACCTGCTTATACAACAGATGCTTCTGATGTGAGGGTTATACCTGTTGATAACAAGCGTTATACAATGCGTGATATCGGCAAGTTGGAGAAACGTGTAGAAAGATTAGAGTATTATACACTCCTCAGTGTTCTTGAACAGCAAGCATTAAATATGCAGATCAAGGATGAAGTAGGACTTGAAAGATTCAAGAGTGGATTTGTTGTAGATAATTTTGAGACTCATAAGATAGGTCACCTTAAATCTATTGACTATAGGTGTTCTATTGATACAAAACAATCTGTATTAAGAGCACAGTCAAGAGAAGATTCATTTAGATTGGAAGAAGTTAATACAAAAGAAGATCAGAGAGTGGTTTCTGGATACCAAAAGACTGGTGATATAATTACTCTTCCATATACATCTTTAAATTTACTTAGTAACCCATTTGCAACCAAGACTATTAACCCAAATCCATTTGTGGTTATTCAGTATGTTGGTGATGCATCTCTAGATGCTCCTGTTGATACTTGGTATGAAAATACAGATGCTCCTTTGGTATCTGATAATAACACTTCATTATACACCATATTCCTTGCTAAGGATAATGTACGTGATGCATATGCTAGTTTATATAATTCTTATACAGTTAACTGGATAGGATCTAATCAAAACTTCTTTAATATCGGACCTCTTTCTGATGTTAACTCTGATCAAGTACAATCTACTGTTACTATTGCTAATGTTGGAAGTTCTTCTAATATCAGTCCACAAAATAATGAGACAGGTAAAGGACTCCAAACTAAAGTAGTTGGCGAGACTTCTGTTTCTACATCACTGCAACAGTTTGCTAAGTCAAGAGCAGTTAAGTTTACTGTTCGTAGGTTGAAACCTAATACCAAAATCTATCCATTCCTAGAGGGAAGAGATATTGGTAGATGGGTCAACCCTGATCTAAGATTTACAGGATCACCTGCAAACTCACTATCAACATTTGGATCATCCATTGTTACTGATAGTAGTGGTAATGCTAGTGGTCTTATTATAATACCTAATGGTTATGCTCCAACACAAGGAAGTACTTGGAACAACTATCTCTATAACACAAGTTATGATACCAGTTCTGAACAATTACAATTCACGACAGGTGAAAAAACAATTAGATTTACTTCGAGTTCTACTGATAGTAATAAAGACAATGTAGAAACATACACTGAAGTTAAATACTACCCAACAGGTATACTACCTTCTAATCCTAGTGGTATAGTCTCAACATTACCTGCATTCCTTAAGTCTAATGAAGGTAAGCAAATTGTTGATGCTGCTAATGAGAAGAGACCTAATCCTCTTGCTCAGACATTTAAGGTTGAAAATCTTGATGGTGGATGTTTCACTACTGGAATAACTCTTTACTTTAATAAGAAAGCATCTTCTATACCAGTTAGAACATATCTAACCAATACAGTAAGTGGTAAACCAGGTAAGTATATTGTTCCTGGTACAGAGAAAACAATTTCACCTGAAACATACCTCAAAATATATGTGTCTCAAGAGACTACAATTGAGATTGGAGAAATAGCATCTGGTGTTCAGTCTGGTGCATCTGGTCCTGTGTATAAAGTGTTTGATAAGACTGGTATAGAAGTTTTACCTGGAAATGCTAATAGAATACCTGTTTCTGCTGATCAGGTTTATACATTAGTTCTTTCTAATAATAATGGACTATCATTTAGTCCATCAGAGACTATATCTCTTCCATCAATAACCCTTGCAAATAATACTAACAATACTAATATAACTGTTACTATTGCTAAGGATTCTGGTAGGGTAATTGATTTAAAAGTTATTGATGCTGGTACAGGATATGATACAGCAACGATGACTATAGAAAGTCCTCAGTTACCTGGTGGTACTACTGCAACTGGATCATTAGGATTGTCTGATGGTAAGTTGTTTGATACCGAAGTTTCTATATCTGGTGCTGGATATACAAGTGCTCCTTCTATCGTTATTGCTGGTACAGGTACAAGCAATTCTGGTGGTTCAGTACAAGCAGTTATATCAAATGATACACCTGGTGTTAGAATGGGTATAGCAACTAACTTACTAACTGATGTTGCTGGTACTGTTGGTACTTATTTTGAGTTTGATCATCCTGTATACTTACAGAATGATACCGAATATGCTTTTGTTGTTGAAACAGACTCTGTTGACTATGAGATATGGGGTTCTGAGGTAGGTGCTCCTGCTGGATCTGGTACTGTAACATCTCAACCAGGATTGGGTTCTGTTTATAGATCTCAAAACGTAGATAGTTGGAATGAAGATCTTAGAGAAGATATTAAATTTGATCTCCATAGAGCAGAGTTTGATACCTCTAGAGCAGGGAGTTTACTATTAACAAATGAAAATCTTGGTTATGAATCAATGTATCCTGGATCTGTTCGCACAAGTGCTGAATCTAGTAGCAGTGCTACACTGAAAAGATTCCGAGGTAATAATAACTACGTTGAAATAACTCATAGAGATCATGGATTTGAAGATGGTGGTAAATCATACGTATTCTTCAAAGGATTGGAATCAACTGGTGGCGTAAGTGCTGCAAACTTAAATACAAACTTATATGAAATTGTTAATAGTGGAGTAGACACCTTTAATATTGTCTCTTCAACACAAGCAAGTACTAATATCATTGCTGGTGGATCTAATGGAATGATTGCTGTTAACAAAAAGTATGAAAAATTGTATGCTGATATAGGTTATCTTTCATTCCCAGAAACAAAGATTGATTCTTCTGTTAAAACAACAAATATTATTCCAGTAGATAACGGTTCTGTTAATTACAATTCATATTCTCAATCTGATTATGAGAAAACATTCATAGGTCAAGAGCATTACTTCATCAACCAGAAAGTCGTAGCTTCTAGAATCAATGAATTAAAAAATTCTCTTTCTCAGTCTTTGGTTTATAAGTTAGATCTATCATCTACTGTGTCTCATTTGAGTCCAGTAATAGACTTAAGAACTAGTACTGTAAAAACTATATCAAATAGAATTGAGAATCCTGTCGGAACTGAAACTAGATATGGTAGACAAAATCAGGTCTTAGAACTTTATAAGGTTTACACTTTAACCATTAATGGTAATGTTGATGGATCTAGCAATAGAATAGCGATTGAACCTAATCAAAATATTGATTCTACAACTGTAGCATCAACATCCGAGGTTGCTGGACTACAAGGTGGTAGTGGGGTAGTCCTTGCATGTGCATCAGATAACACATCAATAACTGTTAAACTTAAGAACACTGGTCAATTTAAAGCTGGTGAAACATTAACATTCCAAACCCAATCTGTATCAGGTGGTGATCTAGCAGGAAAGACAGTTACGATTAGTGATGCTGGTCCTAATGAAGAAGTTCCTTCATTCTCACTCAATACTGTGCTTAATGGTTATAACATCAATGAAGATACTAATGTTGCTGATGATGAATTATATGCAGAAAAAATTGGTGGAACTATTATAGATTGGGATGTTAATAATAGACAGTTGGTTGTATTTAATAACAAACAACCTATCAATGATGACTTTACTTCAAAAGTAACTGGTGGAAGTGCTTTCAATAGAAGTGCAGATATTACTACTCAAACAGCAGATATTTTTAGATCTGGAGATTACCTACAATTTGTGGGACAACCTGCAGATACTAAGAACTGGTGGGAAGTTAATAAGATGTCTTATAAGACAGGTATAGGATATGTAACGGAAGATTCTTCTAAGAATACATCTGGTATTGCTAAGTATGTTACAAAACAAATTTCTTTAGATAATCCTGGTACATCAATTGATGTTAAGATTACTGCTAATATAAGAAATGCATCTGATGTTAAGGTTCTTTATAAGTTTAAAGAAGAATCTAGTGAGATTAATTTTGATGATCTTGAATGGCAGTTCTTTAATGTAGATGGTAAGTCTGATATAGAATTAACTGCTTCAGCAGAGAATGAGATCTCTGGTTTATTTGAAAAGCAAGGTTCATATCAGGAAATACCATTTAGTGTTACTAACTTGCCTGAGTTTACCTCATTTGCAGTTAAGGTTGTTATGAATTCGGATAACCCATCATACGTACCTAAGTTACAAGACCTAAGAGCAGTAGCATCCTTCTAATGAATATACAGGTAGAAGGTGAGGATAGTCTTTATAGAGATTCAAACACAGGTGCTATAATCAATAGTGATACCAAGGCATTTGATGCAGTAAGAGCAGCACGTGTTAAGTCTAGTAGGACTGATAGTGAGATAGATGAACTTAGGGCAGAGATAGAAGTTTTGAAATCCATGATACGTGGTATGCAAAGATAGGTTTCTGTGCTATAATAAATATGTAAGATCGATCATTACACACACATGGCCATGGAACCTGCGAAACTCAAAGAAGAGTTTACTACACAACTAGCTGATGCTAATGCTAAAATTTCAAAAGCAGAAGCAGAACTTATCCGCTTAAGAGAATACCGCACTAAACTAGAAGGTGGTTTGGAAACAATAGGGTTATTATCAGGAGAAGAACCTGTCCCAGTAGGAGAACCACCAGCAACAGAAGGTGTGGAAGCACCAACTCCAGTTGTAGAAGGTTAGAATAACAAAGTAACCCCTTGCTAAATAGTGAGGGGTTATTTATTTGTCAGATGGCTGCTATACCAATAAATTTAATTTGCGAGAAAGGAACTGATTTTGCAGCGACCTTTAATATTCAGAATGAAGCAAACACCACCCCATTAAATTTAACTGGTTACACTGCTGTAGCCAAGATTAAAAAAAGTTATACTTCTAGCACATCTACAGACTTTACGGTTGATTTTCCAGATAGATATAATGGACAATTAAAAGTTAGTTTGGACAACGCTGCAACAGCAGGTCTAACTGCTAGAAGATATGTTTATGATATTCTCTTGTCTGCACCTTCGGGTACTAAGTCAAGAGTTATTGAAGGAATACTTGAAGTAACACCTGGAGTTTCCTGATGCCTACCTATAATGTATCAGTACAAAACCAGAACTATAGCGTAGTTTCTGAAGCTCAGAAAAAATATGCTGTAGGTGTTAATTATGATATTCCAGCAAAGTATCTACAAAATAACAATGTTGTTTTAGATGCTATCAATACAGGGTTTAATGGAGTAAAGACTTCATTTGACTTAACCGAATCAGGAGTTGCTTACACTCCTACTAATGATGCACAAATAATTGTATCCGTTGGTGGACAGGTACAACATCCAGGAATAGATTATTCCGTGAGTGGTAGTACAATTACATTTGCTACTGCACCTGACCTTGGTGATCCTGCGTTTATTGTCGCTACTTCGACAACTGCAGATCTTACTAGAACTATTAATATGGTTTATAGTAGTGGTTCTGTTGATATGAACAATGGACCAAAGGGTGAACTGGCGATTGATGTTACTGGTAAGATCCAGTCATGGACATTGACTGCTGACGCAGTGGGTATTCTGATATTAGATGTACAAAAATGTACTTTTAATGATTATCCAAACTTCCAGACTATATGTGGAAGTGCGAAACCCCAGATCAGTGGTAACCTCAAATCTTTTAGTGATGATATGTCTTCATGGGATGCAGATATCATTGCTGGAGACATGATTAGATTCAGAGTTGACCAAGTAAATAACATCCGTAGATTCACGTTATCATTGAAACTTTTCCTTTGATAAATATCAGAGGGAGATTTATTTTATAAATAAACGTAAGCAAGCAACACACAACGATTTTTGGAGACAAATTAAATGGCACTGTTAGTACCTAATATTGGTGAATTGGAGTCACTTCGATATCTTGTTAACCAGAACAACTTTGTTTTGGATAGAGAAGATAACGCACCAAGGGATTTAGTCCTTAAACTATACACTAGTGACACAACACCTGCAGAAGCAGATGTACCTAGTGCAACAGCATATTACGAACCATATCAGAATGGTAACACTAACCAGTATGGACAAACTGTAAACACAGGTTATCCAACTTC